CGGCGACGGGCGCAAGAACGCCTACGCCCATCAGAACCCGTGGGTCTACGGCCAATGGGTTGAAGGGGCGCTCGTGATCGAGCACGGCAACGAAGGCTTTCGCGCGCATCCGTTCATGCGACCAGCCGCTGAGGCCGAAGCGGGACCGTTCGAGGCGCGGATTGAACAGGCCGGGGTCGCTATCGGGAAGGCTGCGATTGCGCCAGAAAACAAGGGTGGCCTCTGATGGGCAGCACGCTCGCACTCGGCCCCATCGAAACCGCGCTCCTCGCGCGGCTGCGCGCGCACACGACGCTCACCGCGCAACTCGCGCGCGTCGACACCGACCTCGGCGTATATGACGAGGTCCCGCAGGCGATCCCACGCGATCGCCGCTATCCCTACGTGCGCGTCGCCGACGGCGCCGAGCGCGAAGTGCCAATGGATGCGATGGGCCCGGCCGCCGCGTTCAAGTGGGGCTCGGTCGTGTCCGTGCCGATCCGCGTCGTCAGTCGCGAGCGCGGCAACGGGGAAGCCACGACCCTGATGAATTGCATCAAGGCGCTGCTCGATGGGCAACCGCTCGAGGTCGACGGCTACGGCAGCGTCATCGTCGAGTGCAGCGGCACGACCGCCGTGCCCGGCGAACTGTTCGGCGGCGTCGTCACGCGCGAACTGGTTAGCGACTTCACCATCACCGTTTCACAGAGAGGACTGTAACCATCATGGGTCTCCGCACTACGATCGCCGCCTCCATCGACACCCGCAAAGTCGCCACGGTCGACCTCGGCACCACGAATCTCTTGCAAGCGGTCTCGGCCGCGATCACGCTGACCGACGGCACCACGACCGGCAAGGCCGACAAGGTCTGGTCCGACACGCGCACGATCGCGCTGAGCAGCTCCGAGGACCTCGACCTCGCCGGCACGCTCACCGATCCGTACGGCGCGACGATCACGTTCGTCACCATCAAGGCGATCCTGATCAAAGCCGCCGCCGGCAACACGAACAATGTCGTCGTCGGCGCCAAAGGCGCGGGCGGCTTCGTCGGGCCGTTTCTGGCGAACACCTGCTCGCTCGCGATCGAACCCGGGCAGTGCGTGCTCCTCACGTCGAAAGCCGGCTGGCCGGTCGGCGCCTCGTCGACCGACCTGCTGAAGATTGCGAACAGCGGCGCCGGCACCGGCGTCACGTACGACGTGATCCTCGTCGGCTGCTCGGCGTAGTCGTTTCGGCGCCGCCGCCTGAAACGACGGGCGGCGGCGCGTCGATCCCTTTTTTTCAAGAGGTGCTGTGTGTCAGCTGGCAGCGTGATCCGCTCTCTTCTCGCGACGCTTCGCACCGCGGAGGCGATCACCGCGTACCTCGCCGAGATCGTCACCGTGACGAACAGCGAGCCGATGACCTACAACGTGCTGCTGCGGACGGGCCTCGTCACCCCCGACGAACTGAAAGCCTTCGACCAGGAGCTCGCCGCCGACGGCTTCGATTGGATCCGCGCGGCGCTGGCCGGCGCCGGCGTCGACATCTCGGATCCGCTGGTGCAGAAAGTCTTCACGCTGCTGCCGAACGGGGTCGGCGAAAAGATCGCCGCGGTGGGCACGTCGACGATCGAGCAGTGGCGGCAGCTCGGCCTCGATCAGGCGCCGACGCTCGACGACGTCCAGCGCGCGATCGACGTCGTCCCGGATGGGCGGGCGATCAGCGTCTCGCTGCGGCTGACGCTCCCGGACGGGGGCGCGTCGGTGGCGCTGATGGTGCAGCAACTCGCGGGCACGGACCCGCTCGACATCGTGGAGGCCTTCTCGAGCGCGAGCCCGGACGACGAGCGGTTGACGAAGGCGCAACGGCAGTTCTACGCGGATCTCGTGGCCCTCGTCGCCACGTACGGCGGCACGCCCTAAATGGCGACCCGCTACGCCGTCGCATCCGGCAACTGGTCGGCCGCGTCCACTTGGGACGGCACGACGACGATCCCGACCACGGGCGACACCGTCGTCGCGAACGCCTTCACCGTCACGATTGATCAGACGCTCACCGTCACTGAAATTCGCACCCTCGCGAGTGGCAGCGGCGGCTCGGGCGGCGGCTTCACGGTCTCGGGCGCCTACACGATCAACGCGAACGTGCTGGCGGGGACGACGACCTGCCTGACCTGTACGAACACCAGCGGCACGACGGTCACGGTGAATGGGAACATCACCGGAAGCGCGGCGACGGGCAGTGTCCACGCCGTCCTGCTGTCAGGGACCGGCACGTTGACCATCACCGGCAACGTACTTGCCGGCGGCGCGACCGGCAGCGGCATGGGGATCTCGATCACGGCGGCCGGCACGGTGACGGTGACGGGCAGCGTGACCGGCGGCACGGGCGCAAACGCGTTTGGAATCGGCATGACGGCGGCGGCCACCGTCACGATCACGGGCAACGTGCTCGGCGGCACGAATGCGACGGCCAATGGTGTCTCGCAGACGAGCGGCGCGTCGGCGGTGACCGTGGTCGGGAATGTGACGGGCGCGGGCGGCCTCGGCCTCAGTAATGCCTCCGCCGGCTCGACGACGACGGTCACCGGCAATGTGACTGGCGGCGCGACGAGCACGGGGATTACCAGCACGTCGACCGGGACGATCTTGATCACCGGCAATGTGACCGGCGGATCCGCCGGCTCGGCTTACGGCGTGAACAATAGCGCGACCGGGGCGCTCGCCATCAACGGCGACATCACAGCCGGTACGGCCTTCGCGTGTAGCGGGGTGTCCGCGACCAACTCCGCCGGGTCTCCGTTCCACCACGAAGGAAATCTGATCGGCGTCGCCACGGGCGCGCAAGCGGGCACGACTGCGGTCGCCGCCCGAGTGATGGCGGTGTACTCCATCGCGACGCGCAAGCACGGCTGGCCCGAAGCGCAAGGCGCGATGCCCGGCAACCCCACCGGCTACTCGGGGGCGCTGACCTATCTCTATGGCGTGTCGAACGCCGGCAGCCAATCCGGCCAGGCCGCCGTCGCCGACGTCCGCAAAAGCACCGTCTACGGCCCGACGAGCAACCTGACGGGCCTCGCGTACATCCCTGGCGCCTCGAGCGTGCTGGCCGGCGTGAACGTGGATCAAACGGTCGGCACGGCGACGCTCGCGGCCGCCGACATCCGCGCCGCGCTCGGCATGGCGTCCGCGAATCTCGACACGCAGATCGCGGCGGTGCAGGCGGACACGGATAACCTCCAAACGCGATTGCCAAGCGCGCTCACGGCCAACGGCAATATCAAGGCCAGCCTGGTCGAGATCCTGACGACGGCGGTGACTGAATCCGTCGGTGGCTATCTCGCAGCGGCGTACAAGAAACTGCTCGATGTGGCCGTGCCCGTCTTCACGGTCGCGAGCGTGAACCAGACCGGCGACAACTACGCCCGGCTCGGCGCACCGGCCGGCGCCAGTGCCTCGGCCGACATTGCGGCCGTCAAGGCCGTCCTCCCGGCCGCGCTCGTGAGTGGCCGCATCGACGCCAGCGTGGGCGCGATGGCCGCCGCCGTCGTGACGGCCGCCGCGATCGCCACCGATGCGATCGGCGCGGCGGAACTCGCCGCCGACGCCGCCAGCGAAATCGCGACCGCGGTCCGGACGGAGCTCGCGGTCGAACTCGCGCGCGTCGACGCCGCGATCACCACGCGCACGAAACCCGCCGACACGCAGGCGCGCGTCACGCTGGTCGACACGACGACGACGCTGACGAATGCGCCGGCGGATTCCGCGGGCGTCGGGACGCTCCTGACGCAGCTCGCCGCGTTGATCGCCACCGTCGGCACCGCGGGCGCCGGCCTCACGGCCGTGACGACGCAAGTGTGGGCCGCGGGCACGCGCACCCTGAGCAGCTTCGGCACCCTCGTCGCGGACACCATCACCGCGATCGGCGTGGCCTTCGGCATCGGCTCGTACCTGCGGAACACGGAACCCGACAACACGACCATCGGGATCGCCGCCGCCGCGGCCGCGAGCGCGGCGACGAACGCGGCGCTGTTGCAAACGCGACTGCCGGCGAGCCCGGCCGCCGTCGGCTCGGCGATGACGTTGACGAGTGGCGAGCGCGACAGCATCGCCGCCGCGCAGCTCGATCTCGCCAACGGGATCGAGGTCGGGCTCACCGAGCGCCAGGCGTTCCGGCTGATGGCCGCGGCGCTCGCCGGCAAGCTCTCGGGCGCGGCCACGACGACCATCACGATTCGCAACGCGGTCGCGGACAGCAAAGATCGGATCGTGGCCACGGTCGACAGCGACGGCAACCGCAGCGCCCTCACCGTGGATGTGAGCTGATGTTTGCACCACGCGCCTTTCCGCGGCGGTTCTTTCCGGGGCGGTTCTTTCCGCCGATCACCGGCGGGATCACGTTCGCCGACGCGTACGCCACCGACTATCTCGCGGTCCCGGCCGTCGATCGCTGGCCGGCCGTCGAGGCGGTCGATCGGTGGCCGGCCGTGCCCGCGGTCGATCGCGTGCTCGAGGTCGAACCATGACCTGGAAGGACGGCCTCTGCTTCGGCAAGGACCCCGACTCGAAGGAACCGCGCGGCTTGGATTGGACCGCGTACCTCCTCGAGCTCGGCGCCGCCGTGACGATCAGCAGCCAGACCTGGGTCGTAACGCCGACGGGCAGCCTGACGCTCTCGAGTGCGTCGATTGTGACCGGCGGGCTCCAGACCCAAGTCCGGATGACGGGCGGGATCCCGCGCGCGCGGTACACGTTGACGAATCACATCGTCGCGAGTGACGGCACCGAAGATGACCGGAGTTTTGACGTGCTGGTGCGCGACCGATGAGCGGCGACACCACCATCCTCGAGGAGCTGCGCGCGCAGCTGTACGCGCTCCGCGCGCAGGCCGACGCGATGATCCTGCGGGTCGAGGGCGTCCTCGGCGAGCCGCCGACGACGACGTGCATGCATCCCGAAGACGAGTGGCTGCCCGCGAACTTCGGGCAAACGCCGATCTGCGGGCGCTGTCGGCAGCCGGTCTCGAAGGGCAGCTGACGCCGTGGCCACGATGGCACCGGCCACGGTGCATCTGAACGCGCAACTGATCCGGCACGGGGTCGAAGCGACGCGCGCGGTCGAGCGGTGGCTGCAGGGGCAGCCGGTGAGTGAGACGCGGGCGGAAGGATTCCGCAGCGTGCGATTTTGGGAACAGGTCTGGCAGGACGCCAGCCGAAAGCTCGCGGCACAAACCCCGTGAGTTGAAGGAGCAGCAATGAGCACCGGACAAGTCATCAGCGGCCGCGGCACCAGCTTTGTGCTCGACGATAGCGTCGGGGGCACGCCGACCGACATCAGCACGTTTCTCAACAGCCTGAATTTCGACAACTCGCAAGAGGAGCTCGATGGGACGAATTTTCAGCCGGGCGTCGCCGACCCGACGAAAAACTTCATCCCGGGCTTCAGCGATCGCTCCGGCGATTCCGGCGGCAACTGGAGCTCCAACGCGGAGGTCTTCTTCACCGCGGTCAACGGGCTCGTCGGCCTCAATTACGAGTACGGCCCCGACGGCACCGACCCGGGCAA